TGCGAGATTGTGGATGTCATACCTCGACAGAGATGAAGATGTCCTGCGCTATCAGGGTCTAGCTTTTAGCTGGATAGGCTTTGACGAATTGACGCAGTGGCAATCGCCATACGCATGGAATTACATGCGGTCACGTCTACGGTCCACTGCGCCCGATTTGCCAATTTTTATGAGGGCTACGACCAACCCCGGCGGTAGAGGTCATCACTGGGTTAAGAAAATGTTCATTGACCCTTCGCCATATGATAGAGCCTTCGATGCAACCGATATTGAAACAACCGAAGTCCTACGGTACCCAGCAGGACATAGCAAGGCAGGAAAGCCTTTATTCAAAAGAAGATTTATACCAGCAAGACTTTCTGATAATCCATACCTTGCGCAAGCAGGCGATTACGAAGCCATGCTTCTCTCTCTTCCAGAGCAACAAAGAAGACAGCTTCTTGAGGGTGATTGGGATATCAAAGAAGGTGCGGCATTCACTGAGTTTGATCGCTCTGTTCATGTTGTCGAGCCTTATCGTATCCCTAGTAACTGGGTTAAGTTTCGTGCTTGCGACTATGGCTACGGCAGCTATAGTGGTGTTATTTGGTTTGCCGTTGCGCCTTCTGAACAACTTGTTGTATATAGAGAACTCTACGTTTCTAAAGTCCTTGCCACAGACTTGGCAGATATGATTTTGGATTTAGAAGCAGAAGACGGTAATATTAAATACGGAGTTTTGGATAGTTCGCTTTGGCATAAGCGTGGAGATACTGGACCTTCTCTAGCAGAGCAAATGATTAGTCGTGGCTGTCGTTGGCGACCATCAGATAGAAGTAGGGGTAGTCGTGTAGCTGGTAAAAACGAAATACACCGTAGACTACAGATAGATGAATTTACAGAGGAGCCTAGACTTGTTTTCTTTAATAGCTGCACGAATGTCATATCCCAATTGCCCTCCATACCGTTGGACAAGAAAAACCCCGAAGATGTGGATACTAAAAGTGAAGACCACTTGTATGACGCTCTTAGGTATGGTATAATGTCAAGACCAAGATTTAGTATATTTGATTATGACCCAATGGGTAGACCCGGTGGCGGTATGCAAGTAGCTGACGCAACCTTTGGATACTAAGGATAAACAACATGGATGAAGATGAAATCATGATTGAAGATGACGCTATCGCACTGGAAGACAGTGACGATACGTCTGTTTCTGATGTAGATGTTAGTAATATTATACCATTTGTATTAGATCGTTATAAAAGATCTGAAGATTATCGTTATGATGATGAACAGCGTTGGCTAAAAGCATATCGAAATTATCGTGGTTTGTATGGGCCAGACGTACAGTTTACTGAATCTGAAAAATCACGAGTATTTATTAAAGTAACAAAAACCAAAACGCTGGCGGCATATGGACAGATTGTTGATGTCTTGTTTGCTAACCAGCGTTTTCCTTTATCCGTAGAACCTACAGAACTGCCTGAAGGAGTTGTTGCAGATGTACATTTTGACCCTAAAGAACCCGAAGAACTGCGTGGTGAAACTGCTCTTTCCAGCCCCTACGGTTTTGCAGGGGATGGTCAAGACTTACCGCCCGGTGCAACTGCACAGACCTTACAAGAAAAGCTGGGTGTTCTGGAAAACAAACTTGAACCTATTCAAGATAAATTAAAAGAAGGTCCGGGTAAAACACCTACAGCTATTGCATTTAGCCCAGCAATGATTGCCGCAAAGAAAATGCAAAAGAAAATTCATGACCAGTTAGAGGAGTCTGGCGCAACTAAACACCTACGTAGCGCAGCATTTGAAATGGCACTGTTTGGTACTGGTGTTATGAAGGGGCCATTTGCTATTGACAAAGAGTATCCTAACTGGAATGAAGATGGCGAGTATGACCCACTATTTAAAACAATCCCACAAGTAAATCATGTATCTGTTTGGAACTTTTATCCAGACCCAGATGCAAACAATATGGATGAAGCACAGTTTGTGATTGAGCGTCATAAAATGTCACGTACACAACTGCGTAACTTGAAAAAGCGTCCGTACTTCCGTGGTGAGGTTATCAATGAAGTTATTGCTATGGGCGAAAACTACACCAAGCAATACTGGGAAGATGACTTGTCGGACTATGCGCCAGAGCATGGTGTAGATCGTTTTGAAGTGCTTGAATATTGGGGCATGGTTGATACAGAACTGCTGGAAGAGCAAGGTATAGATATTCCAAAAGAACTGAAAGAGTTTGATGAGTTACAGGCTAATGTTTGGATTTGTAATAACAAACTTCTTCGCATGGTTTTGAATCCATTTAAGCCGTCTAAAATTCCATACTCTGCTGCACCGTATGAACTGAATCCATATTCATTCTTTGGTGTTGGCATTGCAGAAAACATGGATGACACGCAGACGCTAATGAACGGCTTTATGCGTATGGCTGTTGACAACGCTGTACTGTCGGGCAACTTGATTGTAGAAGTAGACGAAACAAACTTAGTGCCGGGTCAGGATTTGTCACTATATCCGGGTAAGGTATTTCGGCGGCAGGGTGGCGCACCGGGCCAAGCTATTTTTGGTACAAAGTTCCCTAATGTGTCACAAGAAAACATGATGCTGTTTGACAAGGCACGTGTACTGGCAGATGAAAGCACAGGCTTCCCATCATTTGCACACGGACAGACAGGTGTTCAGGGTGTAGGCCGTACAGCTTCAGGTATTTCAATGCTTATGGGTGCAGCACAAGGCAGCACTAAAACTATCATTAAAAACGTAGATGATTATTTGCTTCGTCCATTAGGTGAAGGTTTCTTTCGCTTTAATATGCAGTTTGACTTTGATCCAGAAATCAAAGGCGACTTGGAAGTTAAAGCACGTGGTACAGAAAGCTTGATGGCTAATGAAGTACGCAGTCAAAGATTGATGCAGTTCTTGCAAGTTGCAAGTAATCCTGCACTTGCACCCTTTGCTAAGTTCCAGTATGTAATCCGTGAGATTGCAAAATCTATGGACTTAGACCCCGACAAAGTTACCAACAATATGGATGAAGCCGCACTGCAAGCAGAAATCATGAAGGGTTTCCAAGCACCAATGCAACAAGAGCAGGGTGGCATGACACCGCCGCCAGCAGGTGCTAACCCAATGGATACATCTGGTTCAGGTGGCGGCAACATTGGTGTAGGACAGGCTCCTGTACCGGGTGAACAAGGATTTAGTGGAAACAATGGACAAGAAGCAGGTACTCAACAAACTCAAGTCGCTGGTGGACAGCAACCCCAAATGGGAAGCATTCAATAATTATATTGACATAACTATAGAGCATCATCAACGTGTTTTAGAACAGTCAGATGATCCTATTATTATGCACAGGCAACAAGGTGCTATTGCAGTGTTAAGAAAGCTAAAGTATTTACGAGAAGAGGTAAATGGCAACTCTTAATCAACAGATGGATGACCTACTTTCTCCTGATGACATAATGCTTCAGGGAATGGAAAAGGGTACGTTTGAGCAGGCTAAAGAAGACACTAAAGAGTTTGCTAAAGATGTATCTACTGGTGCGGCGTTATCTTTTCCTCTTGCAGTAGGAGATACTGTTGACTTAGGAGCAGAACTACCTGCATTAGATAAAAAAATTAAACCATTTTTTCCTACGTATTCTAGTATGGAAGAAGCGTTTGAGCAATTATCAAAAGCAGGAGTTAGCAGACAAGCTGTAGTAGATATTGCTAAAAGCAGGTTTAATGTTGATGTAGAAGATAACGTAGGTACTTTTATAGGGGAAGGAATTGGTGTAGGAACTCCTATAAAGTATGGTACACAAATACTAGGTGCTATTGCATCTGCTGCTAGTAAGTATGGTCCTGACGCTCCTTTTATGCTTAATCGCATAGCTGATGAAGCAAAGCAATTATTTAACACCGCATCAGGTGGAGATGATTTAGATGGCATGGCTCCTGCAGTAGCAGGGGATGCGCCAACACCTACAGCAGCTACAGATACAGCAGAATTACCAGACACATCTACAACAAAGATGATGGTTGGTGAAAAAGGTTCTGTTGGCGAAGATGCAATATTTAGATATGAAAGATTAAAAAACGAAGACCCTGATTTAACAAAAGAAGAACTGTATGCTCAGACAGGCGTTTACATAGGCAGAGATGGTATGCCTAGAGCAGAACTAGATACTCAGGAAGCAGTATTAATCGGTAGAAGTCATCCTCTTATGTCTGGTAGTGATTCTTTTGATACACTTGCGGGTCTTGACCGCCGTTCAATACCAGACAATAAAGACTTTAGAATAGAGGCATTGCAAGATGGCGATGTTATGGAGTTGCAGGAAATTATAGATTTTCCTAGTTTGTTCAACCAGTATTCTGATGTTGAGGCTCCTATACAAAACATATACAGTAATAAACCTTTCGGTGCTGACTATGATCCTATACAAAACATACAAATTAATGTAGAAAATATAAATCGAAGTGCTTCAGTTGCATATTACTCACCAGAATCTGATACTATAACTATATCGGCTGATCTAGTAGATAAACCTGAAGAATTTTTATCTGTGCTATTGCACGAAGTTCAACATGCTGTGCAACATCGTGAAGGCTTTAGTGGTGGCTCTAATGTAGCAATGTTTTATAAACGGGCTGGTTTTGAATTAGGTTATGATGACTTAGAGTTAAACTCAGCGGCGGCATGGGATTCTAGATTTAATAAAGCTTCAGTTCGTTCTGGTAGTGGACTACAAGATGCCAGCAGAAACTTTAAACAAAATAGCCCGGTATTTAAAAAAGACCAAACTGAAGCGGGTGAATTTGATGATCCTGCTACTTTGATGGTAATGTCTTTAAGAGATTTGTTTGCAAAAAGAATGGACAACGATAGTTATAAAAAAGATAAAATATACTCAGACGAAGAAAAAGAAGCCATATTTACACTAACAGACAAAGATATAGATGATATAGTAAAATCAGAAGACTTTGACGAACTTGTATCTGACCATTTAAAAGCAAGAGTAGAAAAAGACTTACGCAGTTTCCAAAACGCTATGGGGAATAATTCTGCAGGACTTCATTCTGTTTTTAAACAAATGGCTGATGGCGAAGTAGAAATGAAGCGTTTGATGCAGATCAAACAAAGAGCAAGATTAAATTATGAAAGAACATACGGCGAACTTGAAGCACGTCTTGTACAAGAACGTCTAGGTATGCGCAAAAAACTAGCTGCCGAAGGATACTCAACACAAGAAATACGAGATATCATGGCAGAAAAGTATCCGCCTGTTGATATGGCAATAAATCAGTATGCTGTAATGGACCCTGATTTAGATGAAGGTGCTAAAGCAATTGCTGAAGAGTTGTTAGTAGGCGATCTTCCAGAAGGCATGATTTTACCAAAAGAGGGTTATCCTAGCTACGCTGCTGGAAACAGAGGTATGGGTCAGCTACGTATCAGAGAAGACAGCCCCGAAATATTAACAGACCCTGATGCGTACTCTGGGTTTAATGAGTCTGCTGCAATAGCAGAGTCTGCTCCTGCACCACGCAAAGGCTATGACCCTACAGATGAAACTTCTCGTGTGTTTCATTTAACTAAAAAAGATTTTGATGTAGCGGACGTTATTCGCAGTGGCACTGACGATATAGGCTTTCATGTAGGAACAGCGGCACAGGCTACAGCTAGAGGCTCTACAGGAAAACCTTACGACAGGGAATTGATGGAGGGCATGACTAAGGGTGAGCGTATCTTGCCAATGGTCTTGAAACAAAACCTTAAACCTGCTCGTATCCCTGACATGAGTTCTTTCAAAGAACCTAGAAACTGGCTAGGAAATCTATCTATCAGTACATCTGATTTGCAGGGCATGAAATTTTTACGTGATGACCCTAGTGATGCAAAGCTGCTAGAGAACGCACCTAGAGTTACTGTTGATGGTGAAACTCGTATAATGATGCCGGATGCTGTCAGAGCAGGTGTTGATCCTGACTTGTGGAAAGACTTAATCTTAGAAGCTTCACGGGCTAGGCGCGTTGGGCTAGATACAATTAACAAACAAGAAGACAGAGTGGAGTGGTTTAACACACTCAAAGCTACAGCCAACAAACATGGCTACGACTCTTTTGTATATAGAAACGAGTACGAAGGGTCAGATGAGTTTAATGTAGATGCTTTAGTAGAGCAAATACAACGAGCAAACAGAGGTGAAATTGATCCCTCTGAAGTAGATGTAAACGCACGGTTTGCAGACAGCTACATGCTCTTAGAGCCTGACCAAGCCAAGGGTATTTTTGGTGCTATGACTGAGGGCAATCCAGAGTTTATGAAAAACAGAGGCGGTTTAATATGAAAAATATGGCAACACAAATGGAACTCTTTGAGCCTGTAGAACGTGGGTTTGATGAAGGTGGTGTTAATCTTTCCAGTGCAAATATAGAGAAAGCTAAACAAGATGCAGAAAAAATTACTGCTTTAAAAAATCAAGAAACTGATGAAAGATTAAATGAACTAGACGCTGCTGTCACAGAAAAAACTAAAAACACCAGAGATCAAATGACTAAGTTAACAGAAATGCTCACATCTGGTGATGTTAAAAAACTATCGCCAGAAGAACAAGAAAAGTTTGTTAAACTATATAAACTATTACAAAGCCAAGGCTACAATGAAGGTGGTCTTATGGATGAAGGCGGTACTGTTGATCCAGTATCAGGCAATGAAGTGCCACCGGGTTCTACCAAAGAAGAAGTCCGTGATGATGTTCCTGCACAACTCAGTGAAGGCGAGTTTGTGTTTCCTGCTGATGTAGTTCGTTATATTGGCCTTGAAAAACTTATGCGTATGCGCCAAGAAGCCAAAATGGGATTGGCAGCTATGGAAGCTATGGGGCAAATGGGCAACAGCGAAGAAGCTGTTATGCCAGATGATTTACCTTTTGATATGTATGACCTTGACATTGAGGAAGAAGACGAGTATAATATGGCTCGTGGTGGCGTTGTTAAAATGCAACAAGGTGGCACAACATATACACCACCATCAATAGGTGGCTTTACTTCACCACCACCAGTAACTACAGGTTTTTCAGGTCCACAGCCTGTGCAACCATTCCAATCAGGGCAAGGCCAGTTTCAGGTAGCAGGTGCGGCAGAAGGCGCAGTTACACCTAAAACTTCTATAGAAGGTGTTACGCCTACGTTTAGTGACTTTATAGGGCAGAATGTTCCGGGTGTCGATTTTAAGATGGTTACATTCTATGACGAAAACGGTCAAGCAAAGGTACTTAAACAATTTCCTGACGGTAGCTATGAAGACCCAGCAAATCCGGGTGTGAAAGTAACTCCAGCAGATATGGGTCTTACAGAAGAAGTAAAAACCACTCCTACTACCACCCAACAACGAGTAGAAACGGCAAAAGTTGTCGATGACGGTGGTAAAGACGAACCAGTCGATAACCGTTCAACTGATGTAACGGGTATAAAGTACAATGCAAGCGGTTTAACTGATAATTTAGCGTCTGTAATTGATGAATTTGGTGGGGGATTAGGTACATTGGTAGACGCACTTAATCCTCAAATGTATGAAAGAGTTGCGTCTAAACTTGGTATAACTGATGGAGTTTCTCAAAAAACTAACGCTATAACTTCTGCTGCTTTAGGTGGGGTATTTGATAATTATAGAGGTGTTACAGTTACAGTAGATCCAAGATTTGGTAATGTAAGAACATATGCAGATAATACGCCACTTGATCAACTGGGAACTACGTCACAAAATAGACTAGCTTCAGTTGCAAGAGCAACTGTTACTAGAATCCAATCTATAATTACTGATCCTAATGGCGAAGCACTCAATACTGCCGATACTCAAACTGCGTTAGAAGCAGCATTAAGGGATCAATATGATTTGACTCAACCAGAAATTGATGCAATTGCAAACGTAGGCGGTAACTATAATCAAAATCAAAAACTTTCAAGACATCTATCGGGCTTAATAGCAAAAGACGAAACTAAAAAAGCTGTAGATAAATCAATGACAGATTATGCTGCTACAGTTACAAGCAAGGATGCACCTTCGACTGGGGCAGGTAAGGACGATTCTATGTCAGACCAGACAGGGTATGAATCTGCAGATATTGATACTGCTACATCAAGTGAGGATGATCAAGGCAGAATGCGAGATGATACGTATGATGGTGGTCTTGGATTCGGACCATAATAAACAAGCTGCGTGAGGGGCTTGTAAAATAACCTCACAATATGTTGGCTACCTAATCCCCCACCCCGGCGTGGCTACGGTTGGCCCCAACGAAAGGAAGTAAAACAATGGCAGAACAAGCTATTATGGCTGAAGAAATGAAGCCTCAAAAGAAAGTTGCGTTTGCAAATCGTAAGTACACTAACGAAGAAAAACGCAAGATGGAAGAAGAAGAACTAGAACAGCTTCTAAAAGAACAAAAGGGTGAAGCAGAAGAACAACCCGAAGAACAAGAAGCTGAACCTGCAAACGCAGAAGAGAAAACATTTAAGAAGCGTTACTCTGATTTGCGTAGGCACCAGCAACAACAGGCTGAAGAACTAAAGAAAGAGATTGAAAACCTCAAATCTCAACTCAGCCAAGCTGCACAGAAAGAAATGAAACTGCCTAAGTCTGACGAAGACATTGAACAATGGGCAAAAGATTATCCAGATGTAGCCGCTATCGTTGAAACAATTGCTATGAAGAAAGCACGTGAGCAATCTACTGCTCTTGAAGAACGCATGAAAGCAATTGATGAGTTGCAGTCTAGTGCTACTAAAGAAAAAGCTGAAGCAGAACTAATGCGATTACACCCAGACTTTGGTGAAATCCGTGACAGTGATGAGTTTCACGATTGGGCAGAAGAACAGCCTAAGTGGGTACAAGATGCACTGTATGACAATGACAATGACGCACGTTCTGCTGCTAGAGCCATTGACTTGTACAAAGCTGACATGGGTATTAAGAAAGAAAAACCTAAGTCAGATAAAGCTGCAGCTAAATCGGTATCTACGAAAGACTCACGTAGTAAGCCGCAAGATAATGAGGCGAACTCATATCTTAAAGAGTCTGCAGTACAAAAGATGTCGCCGTCTGAATACGAAAAACGGTCTGACGAAATCATGGAAGCTATCCGTAGTGGAAAGTTTATTTATGATATAAGTGGCTCTGCTAGATGAGTATCATATATAAACCCCAAAAAGACATAGAACTATTTGCTCCGTTTGGCCCAACGATGGGATATTATCGTATGCCAGATGCATTAGTTGAAGAACTAAATAGTAAAATGTCGGACAAACTTAGTGATTACTCTGATCAGCTAGTTGGCAAAGTATCTGAAGAGTTAGCTTTTGACGATGAAATAAAACTAATCGCTCAAAAAGGTTTAGGTCAGTTTGTAGGAAAGTATCAGAACTATACAGAGCATAGAAACTCTATGGGTGCTAAAGCACTTGATACAGAAAATAATAACTATGCACTACAAATAGTTTCAGGTTGGTTTGTACGCCAGTTTGAAAATGAATATAATCCACTACATATTCACACAGGGTCAAGGCTATCTTGTGTGGGTTATTTAAAACTTCCTGATGGAATAGAGGAAGAATGGGAAGAAGACTACAAAGATCATCACCCATCTAATGGACATATACAGTTTGCAAATGGCACAGCTTCTGGCTACACCTGCACAAACTTTATAGTAAAACCACAGGTAGGTGACTTTTATGTATTCCCATCACAATTGTTTCACTGCGTATACCCCTTTTACACAAAGGGTGAGCGTAGGTCTTTCAGCATGAATATGAATTTTCTTGAAGTGCCGAAAGAAAAAAGTATTGACAAATAGTTATTTATGTATATAACTATAGTCAGAATAGTGTAACTTTATTGCGCACCTAGTTACACTGTTATTCGCAAACAGCCAAGTCTTACGGATTACCTGACGAACATGGCCCGTTGAATAGTAGGGCGGCCACCTTACTAGAATACGCACCCAAGTGAATCAGCCTCCTGATTAGTCTTGCGAGTTTGTATCTGTAAAATGCTAAAATAGGAGATTTAAAAATGGCATTTACTTCCGCAGCGGGGTATGGCAATCTTCCTAACGGTAATTTTTCACCCGTAATTTACAGCAAACAGGTGCAACTTGCTTTCCGCAAGTCTGCTGTTGCTGAAGCAATCACCAA